CGTTAGAAGATTTTTCTGATGTGATATTTGAGGACGGGGAATTTGAACTGATCTTTACCAACGACAAAAGATTGCTTGATTTGGATGAAGAAAGATTTGTTTACAGTTGTACGGGCAGTAATCTCCCCTGGATCCCGAAAGAGTCCTGGGGAATGCATGATAAAATAAAACTGTGTTCTATGGTTGCATCTGCAAAGGTAATGTGTAAAGGACACGAATATCGTCAGGAAACTGCATGTAAGTTTAAAGATCAGATAGATCTTTTTGGTGGTGCATGTGGATCCGAGCGAATAGGTATATCCTCTAACTTAAATGATAAGTGGAATGATAAGAGATCTGCGATGATTCCTTATATGTTTTCGATTGTCATGGAAAACCGATCTTCTCCGTACTACTATACAGAAAAACTTACGGACTGCTTCTCGGTCGGGACGATACCAGTTTATTGGGGCGCGACTGATCTTGGTGATTTCTTTGATGATCGGGGAATTATTAGACTAACTGATGATTTTACGATAGATCAATTGACACCAGAATTATATGAAGAGATGCTTCCCTACGCTGGCAATAATTACGCACTTGTGCAATCTTTAGAAATGGCTGATGATGAACTTGCAAACAAAATCTTATAAACCTGTAGTAAAAAATGGAGATTATCTTTTTAGAGATACTTTCGAGTTTGATTTTCCCGTAGAAATTCATTTTACTCGAATGGAAGAGTTTGATAATCCAGATTCATTTAAGGTTTTAGTTTTATCAAATGAATCTATGATGTCTCCCAACAGATCAACAGTTCATGATGTTATTGCAAAACACAAAAAATATGATTTAATATTGGCAACAGATGATGAAATTTTAGTTTTCTGTAATAACGCAAAAAAGTTTCCTTATGGTAGCACTTGGTTAAATAGAGGAAAGATAAATCACGCCGATGGATTAGGATGTTATGAACCAGGGCCAACCTTCGATCGAAAACATAAGAATTTTGCTGTAAGTTTTCTTGCCTCTTGGTACAATATTGATCGACCGGGGTATCGTTTGAGGCAGCAAGTATGGGAAAAAAAAGATAAAATCAAGATGTCAAAAGCATTTTACACCAGTATCAAATGTTTTACAAATTCGCCAAATCCTCTTCCGGGAGGAGAAAAAGAAGTTCTCTTTGACTCTCAATATCACATTTGCATAGAAAATCATGCAGTGGGAAACTACTTCACAGAAAAATTAATCGATGCGTTTTTGACAGAAACTATTCCTGTATATTGGGGGTGTACAAATATTGAGGACTATTTTGATATTGATGGTATGATACTTTTTAATACGACAGATGAACTTTTAGATAAATTAAATAATTTGACACCGGAATATTACTACGATAGGCTTGATATTATTGAGAGTAATAAAAAGCGAGCGATTGAGTTTGCAAACTTTGATGAAAGAATATTTAAGGAAATATTAAATAATGATCGTTCAAATAACAATGACCCGAAATGAATTATTTCTAATAAAAGAGATGATGCCCGTGTGGGAAAAATATGCAGATGCCTTTGTTTTTATGGACGACGGCTCGGATGACGGAACTGTTAAGTGGTTAGAAGAAAATAAAGAAAAGCATAATATACTTTCAGTTTTGCAGACAGAGAATCCTGGAGATGCTACCCATAAGGAATCTGAAGTTAGGCAAAGACTGTTTGATGAAGCCTTTAAACATTCGGGATTCATAGTTTGTTTGGACTCAGATGAATATCTTGATGGTAACATGTCAAAGGATCAATTAGAAGACATACTCGAATCAAATAAAGACACCCTCATTTATTCTCAGTGGATTCAGTATACGGACAAAAATCAAGTGAGAGTTGATGGACCATGGGGTACAAACTTTAAAGATAGAATTGGTAGTTATTCTAAGAAATCATTTTTTGAAAAAAAGGAAATGCACTCCGAACATTTGCCCAATCCCGGCCGCATCGGCAGTTTTAAGTTTCCTGACATTTTTATATCACACCTGCAATGGATGGATAAAAAAACAGTGGCGGTAAAACAATATTTTTGGAAAATTGTAGATTATGTTAATCATGTAAAATATGGTCATGAGGTAACACCACCAGAAGCCTATGATCAATCTGTTGCTAATTTTGAGTGGGAATATGTTGATTTTCCATTTGACTTAAAGATTGATTCTGATGTATACTCCAAGCAAAACATAGAAGATAGTTTTAAATATAAGTTTATAATGGAAAAGGTTAAAGAATACAATATTCCTAACTTAAATGATTGGGGAATGGAAATACATCCATGAAAGAAATACTAGATTTAGTTGAAAACTTTATTAAAGAAAAAAATGAAAGTAAGACATGGAGACCCGGCAAAGACTGGGTTCAATATGCTGGACCTTTTTTTGGTACAGAAGAATACACTGAGGCGGTTAAGTCTATTCTTAATGGCTGGTTAGTTTTAGGTCAGGCGGGTATAAGATTTGAACATAAGTTTCCTCGTCTCATGGATAAGGAATTTGGTGTTCTTACCAATAGTGGTAGTAGTTCAAATTTAATTATGATGTCTGCTCTTTCCTCCAAGAGAGGAATGAATTTACCAAAGGGAACTAAAGTTATTACTCCCATAGCAGGATTTCCAACTACAATTAATCCTATTTTCCAATTAGGATTTGAACCTGCTTTTGTTGATATTGATTTAGATACACTGAATCTTAATTTGGATCAGGTGGAGGATAGGGCGAAAGAAGGATGTAAAGTTATTACATTTGCCCATGTTCTGGGAAATCCACCAAATATGGATAGATTAATGGAAATCATAGATCAATATGATTTAATTCTTCTAGAGGATTGCTGTGATGCACTTGGTTCGACTTACAAGGGAAAGCCTTTGGGTGGATTTGGAGATTTTGCATCTTGCTCTTTTTATCCTGCACACCACATTACGATGGGAGAAGGTGGTTTTGTTGCATGTAAAACAAAGGAGCAGGAAATAATTGCTAGAAGTTTTAGGGAATGGGGCCGTGGTTGTTATTGCGTGGGTAAAAAGGCCGGACTTTTGAAAAATGGCACCTGCAAGAATCGTTTTTCCAACTGGTTGCCTGCTTTACCCGATGAAATTTTTGATCACAAGTATGTCTATGATGAGATCGGGTATAATCTAAAACCAACAGATCTGCAAGCGTCAATGGGACTAGTCCAGTTAGATCGACTGGATGAAATAATTAAAAGAAGAAAGCATAATCACAAGAGACTTTGTGATATTTTCTCTAAGTACGAAGAATACTTTGTGATTCCAGAAGCAACTGAGCACTCAGATCCTGCTTGGTTTGCTTTTGCTCTTACGATTAAAGATGGATCTCCTTTTAAGAGAAGAGATTTGGTTGATTTCTTAGAGGAAAATATGATACAAACAAGACCATATTTTGCAGGAAACATTATGTTGCAGCCTGCATATGAGGGTTTAATGGATCAAAACGAAGTCATAGAAAAGTATCCAAACGCTCGCAAAATTACCACAGACACTTTCTTTTTAGGCACAAGCCCAGTGATAACCGACGAACAACTCGATTACATTGAGGAAACAGTTGATAAGTTTTTTAAAGAAAAACCTTACATTTTACGAGTTTTAAGATGAAAAATACTTTGCTGTTGACAGGTTACACTGATTCTTACAGGAACATATTTGATCCTGATCATAAAGATGACACTATGGAGAGTGTTTTTGATGCTACTTTGCCCTCTAAATTGTCATATGTAAAAAAACATAATTATGATATTATGTGCGTTAGAAATTTTGAGGGTGCTTCCGGGGTGGAGAAAAATGAAAGTTTTAATAACCCAACAAGAGACTTGGGTTTTGCTCGGATAACAAAGACTTTTCAAATGTTACAGTTCTATGATATTGTTATGTGGATTGATGCAGACTCTTTGATAACCAATCAAGACTCTCCTATAGAGGATATGATTGGCGATGCAAATCAACCTTTTATAGCATCTCATGATTGGTCTACTAAAAATTATGTTTCCACTGGTAATTTTATCATTCAAAAAACTGAAGGTATTCAGGATTTTGCCGGATCTTTTTATGGGATTGCCAGTAACTTTCCCGAAGAGCAATCTACCATAAATTGGATTTATTCCAATATGGATAAGTCTAAGCACATAAAAGTGTTAGATCACAAATATTTAAACTCAGTTCCCAGTAGAGAAATGTATTCCGAAAGTTGGAGAGGAAGAAAGCATATAATCTCCAACTGGAGGGAGGATTCTTTTCTTTTGCATTTAACCGGAGTTGATAATAAAACAAGAAATAGAATTTTAAAAGATTACTTTGGGAAGTTTCTGTGAAAAAGCAACTGACAAACATAACGATGGTTTCATACAATTGTGTGAATCCTATTCAAAGTGCAAAGGCTCTTCTTTACAGTTCTAGAGAAATAGACTTTGCTGAAATGATATTAATATCAAATAAAAAACCGGATAATCTTCCAACAAATATAAGATTTGTCTATACTGATGGTGTTACGCACCATGATTCATGTCGATTAGCATATGACATATTACCTGATCTGATAAAAACTGACTATTACCTTGGTATTCATGATGATGGGTTTATAATTAATCCTCATTTATGGGATGACAATTTTTTAAATTACGATTATATTGGGGCCCCGTGGAAAAATTACGGACAACGAAACAGAGTTGGTAACGGAGGATTTGTTTTAAAAAGCAATAAGTTTGTTCAATTAACAAGATACATAAAGTACCTCGGTAAACATGATGATGGCGAATTGACAAATGATTACTATGACTATTTTACTTCGAATGGATGTAGATACGCACCCGTTGAGGTTGCAATGAAATTCTCTCTAGAATCAAAAATACCAGAATGTGAATACAATTTAGATAACTGCTTTGGTTTTCATGGTCGAGGTCTCCCGGAAACTGTTAGCGTTCATGATGGAGAGTATGAACAATTTCAAGAAAAATGTAAACTTTTAGATCAGGTGAAAATATAATGAGCGACATGGAAAACTTTTATAAAAATCAAAATCAATTATTTAGACCGGACCCTAATATAAAATTTAATTCTGTAGATAAGATGCAAATAAATTTATATTCGTGTGGTCCAAAAATTCACCGTTTCAAATTCTCGACTAAAATTGTTGATGAACTTCTACAAATAAAAAATAAGGATAAAATAATTCTCTGTATTCACGGAGAAGAAAATATTTTGAGGTTGTGGGCTAACTACTTTTCGGACAAAACTCCGGGATTTGAAGTTAGACTATACAAGTACGATACTCCCTGGTATCTTGCAAAAACTTATACCTCTATGAACACTCCATGTAAGTACACATGCAAACTTGACGATGATGCGTTAATTAGTAGACATGTGTGGGATTACATGATTGACAACCTTGATAAGTTGTCAGATAAAAATCCTGTAATCGCTCCAATTTTTACAAATGGTATTCCCAGCACAGAACTATTTGTAGAAGACTTTTTGAATGAGGAAGATCAAAAAACTGCCCATTCTCTCTTTTTATCCGGAACCATACTAAGAAACCAGTGGAATTTGGACTATGAGGATGTTAATAATAAAATTAAATCCATGAAGAAATGGGACGGTCGAGAATACTGGGACTACATGGAAAATGCCGATATTAAGTGGGAAACCTCGGTGGATCCTGTGACCGGTAAATTGGTTCCTTGGTCATATTTTGCAGTAAGAGGAGTTCACCCTGCTAGATTTTCCAAAGAGTATAATATGTTTATAGCAGATCGTATTATTGAAAACAAAGATAAATTTTTTGGTAAAAACGATTATAGACTAGAAGAATACCATGCTCCATATTGGACAAACAACATAGTTGTCGCAACTAATGATTTCTGGTTAAAGTCTGTTCCCATTCATAATGATGGTTGGGACGAAGGATGTATGAATTTAAGAATGATGATGGATGAATCTAGGGTATTGTACGTTAGAAATGGTTTTGGTATTCATATGGCATATGGTATGACTGAAGGGCAACCCGAGATAGAAAGGTATTATACGGAAAACTTATGAGTGACTATATTGTAATAAAACCGGAAGATAACTGTGGAATGTGTGGTTACATATGGCAAACAATTCGTGGGATGTACCACAATCCCGATAAAAAATATTATGTTGATTTTTCCAATAGCATCTATAAAATAAAGGATGATAATGTTTGGGAGTATTACTTCGAACAGCCTCACACGGATTCTTGTCCTTCGGATGAAGATGTAGAAAAAACAGAGGGCATAATTTTTGATCAAGAGAGTGAATTTATATCTCAAGAAATTAATCCAAATACCCCGGAAGAGATTAAAAGACGACGCTTGATGTTTAATGATGTCATAGAAAAATATTTCAAATTAAAGCCACATGTTCAAGAAAAAATAGATTTATTTGTGAAAGAAAATTTTGAGGGCAATAAAGTTTTAGGTGTTCATTTCAGAGGAACCGATCATCCAGAAAAAAAACACATGGATGAATATTTGAACTATGTTAGAGAAAAAGTTTTAGACTACGATAAACTTTTTATATGCTCTGATGAGTGGGAACGATTTAGATTGGCGGAAATATCAAATAAGAATAAGGCTTGTTCTTATGATAGCATTCGAAGTAAAAATGGAATTCCCTTACATGGGCATAAAATATACTCCCCCCATAGAAGAGTTGAGGATGCCGACTATCAGTACAAGATAGGTGAAGATGTAATTATCGAGGCTTATCTGATGTCCAAGGTAGATTTTTTGGTTTGTTGTGGTGGATCAAATGTTAATTACTTTAGTCGTGCGATAAATCCACACTTAGATTCAATTGAATTATAAAAAAATGAGGTATTATCATGAAACTAGAAGACAAAAACAAAATAATCAATAAACTGACAGGATCGGCCGTACAAACCAATCCATATTTCCATATGGAAATTGATGATTTTTTACCTGTTGATTTAGCTAAAAATCTAGCAAGTGATTTTCTTCCATATAATGATGAAAAGTGGTTTTCTTACTTTAATCAAATAGAAGATAAGAAGTTGCTCAGTGATTGGAGACAATTTCCGAAGGAGACTTATCAGTTATTTTCTTTCTTAAATTCTCCCTTAATGTTAGAGACTCTTAGTAATATGGTTGGGGTGCAACTATATCCAGATCATGGTTTGCATGGCGGAGGTTGGCACATTCACGCTCGGGGAGGAAAACTCAATCCTCACCTTGATTATTCTCTCCACCCGCAATTGGGTCTTCAGCGTAAGTTAAATCTTATAATTTACTTATGTGAGGATTGGGAAGAAAGTTATGGTGGTCATTTTGGTATATGGAATTCTAATCCTGATGGAACTGCAAATAAATTAGAAAAAGAAATCTCAATGGGATTTAACAAAGCAGTTTTATTCGATACCACTCAAAATTCATGGCATGGTATGAGTAAATCTGTGACATGTCCAGAGGGAAAATATCGTAAAAGTTTAGCGGTGTATTACCTAACAGAACCTGTGGGAGATGTTGATACTAGATCTAGAGCACTTTTTACTCCTACAGAGGAGCAGATTGGTGACACGGAGATCGAAGAATTAATTGCAAAGAGATCTGATATAAAAACTGCAAAGGAAGTTTATATAAATGACTGAAAAGTTATCTGTATTTGGTGGAAGTGGTTTTATTGGATCTAAATTTTGTGAACTTTATTCAGATAAAGTCATAAAAATTAACAGAGAGGCCAGATCACCTCAAACTAATCAAATTTTATACTTCATAAGCACCGTTGATAATTACAATATTCATGCCGATATTCATGTTGATGTTAATACAAACATTGGAATATTGTTAGATGTTTTAGATAATTTAAGTTTGGAAGAAAAGCAAAATATAACATTTAACTTTATTAGTTCTTGGTTTGTGTATGGGAAAAATAATGAAATTCCCTTTAGAGAAGATTATTCTAAATGCAATCCGACCGGATTTTACTCAATAACAAAACACTGCGCAGAGCAACTGTTAATATCATTTTGTCAAACATATGACATAAATTATAGAATTTTTAGACTATCGAATGTTATTGGTGAGGGTGACGAGAAAATTTCTAAAAAGAAAAATGCACTTCAATTTTTAATAAAAGAGTTAGTTGAAAATAGAGATGTTCATCTCTATTATGGGGGTGAAGTTCTAAGAGACTACATGTATGTTGAAGATGTATGTCGTGCAATAAATTTTTGTATTGACAACGCACCAAAGAATGAGATAATAAATATTGGTAGTGGTAGACCTCATAGATTTTTAGATTTAATTAACCATGCAAAAGAATATTCCGGATCCAAATCTAAAATTATAAAAATGAACCCCACTAAGTTTCATGATATAGTTCAGGTTAGACACTCATATCTGGACACTTCAAAATTAAACTCGTATGGATTTTCTTCGAATTTTAGTATAGAAGATAGCATAGAAAAGATAGTTGACTTTTATAAAAATAAAAAAATAAAATCTGATGATTTTATGATGACTCTATAGAAGATTGGAATTTTAATGAAGGTAGTCTATATCACCGGATGCTTAGGATTTATGGGATCCTATGTAACAAAACAATGCTTAGAAAGAGGCTGGTATGTCAAAGGTGTAGATAAAATGACATACGCTGCGAATAAAACCTTACTTAAAGAATTTGAAAAGTATGATAATTTTTCTTTTGTTTGGGGTCCTGATAATCATGGCTGCGACATTAATGATTTGACTTTTCTTTATGACTGTGATTACATAATCAACACTGCCGCAGAAACTCATGTTGGTAACTCTATTGCAAACAGTGATGATTTTGTAGAATCAAATGTAAATGGTGTTCATAACATATTAGAATTACTTAGAAATTACAGACAGGAAAATTCAACTTTACCAACATTAATACATTTTAGTACAGATGAGGTGTACGGTGATATCGTTGACGGTGCGCATACCGAAACGGACATACTAAAACCCTCTAACCCATACTCTGCAACTAAAGCAGCGGGCGACATGTTAATTTTAGCGTGGGCTAGAACTTACAATATACCTTATGTTATTCTTCGTCCAACTAATAATTATGGTATTGGTCAATATGTTGAAAAACTAATACCAAAAACTTGCAAGTTTTTAAAACTAGGCAGAAAAATACCTTTGCACAATAACGGAACTCCAGTTAGGAATTGGTTACATGCAGATGATACCGCTTCTGCCGTTGTTAAAATTATAGAGTCTGGATGTAAGGATGAAATATTCAATATAGCAGGCGGGTTTGAGCAAACGAATCGAGAGGCCGTAGAAAAAATTATAAGTTCCTTGACTGAAGAAGAAAATTGTGATATAACTCCATATATCGATCCATCTTACAAGAGAGTAGGACAAGATTTAAGATACGCATTAGATGATTCCAAACTAAGATCTTTGGGTTGGGAACCGAAGAAAATTTTCGATGAAGAAATACACTCAATTGTAGACTATTACAAGAATAAATTTATATGGTGAAAGAAAAAATTAGAGTCGTTGATTACATTGCCCAAACTCTCAGTGAACACGGTGTAAAAGAAGTTTTTACTATAACTGGTGGTGGGGCTATGTTTATCAATGATGCAATATTAAAGCATCCAGAAATAAAAGCAGTTTGTGGTCATCACGAGCAAGCTTCGGCCATGAGTGCGGTTGGATACTCTAAGTATACAGGAAAAATTTCAGTTGTAATGCCAACAACTGGATGTGCTAGTACCAATACCATAACAGGTCTCCTAGACGCCTGGCAAGATAATGTTCCTGTCGTTTTTATATCAGGACAGGTGAATTCAAATCAAACAGTTTCTTTTTTTGAAGATAAAACTTTTAGTAAGTTGAGACAATTTGGTGTTCAGGAGGCCGATATAGTAGAAATAGTGAGCAGCCTCACTAAGTATTCTGTTATGGTAACCGATCCCAAAGAAATTAAGTATCATTTAGAAAAAGCATTGCACATCGCTACTTCTGGTAGACAGGGCCCTGTCTGGTTGGATATACCACTTAACGTTCAATCTGCTTACATTGATGTGGATTCTTTAGACGGATATAATCCTCCCCCATTTAAGCATGAAAAATTAAATTATGAGGATCTACAAACATATTTTAAAGATGCGGAAAGACCCATACTTTTAATTGGTAATGGTGTGAGACTTGCTGGGGCAGAAAAAAGTTTAGTTGATTTTGCAGAACATCACAATATTCCGGTGGTTTGCACATATTTAGCTGCTGACATAATGGAAACTGATAATCTTCTTAATATAGGTCGAGTAGGGATTAAGGGTAATAGGGCAGCAAACTTTGCCCTACAAAATTCTGATTTAGTTTTAGCGATAGGGACAAGATTAGGTGTTCCAGTTACAGGTTACATTTACGAAAATTTTGCAAGAGAAGCTAATCTCATAGTTGTTGACATCGATGACACTGAACATAAAAAAGACACGGTAAAAATAGAAAAGTTTGTTCATGCAGATGCAAAGGAATTTTTAGATACCTTTAAAACTAAAGTTTTTCCTGTTAAGTGGGCGTCTAAGTGCTATGATTGGAAAGAAAAGTGGCCCATATTTTTACAAGAGCATTTCGACGATACCGATGGAATAAGTTTTTATGGTTTCATGTCAGTTTTGTCCGATTGTTCAAGAGACGACGACGTTTTTGTTTCGGATGCTGGATCTGCATACTATGTCTCCTCCCAGTCGGTTCATATAAAGAAGAATCAACGGTACATAACTTCTGGCGCCCAGGCTGATATGGGATTCACCCTTCCGGCTGCGATAGGAGTTTGTGTCGGGAAAAACAATGGGGATGTTATTGGTATTGTTGGTGATGGTTCTTTTCAAATGAATATACAAGAACTACAAACAATGGTGCATAATAATTTTCCAATAAAGATGTTTGTGTGGAATAATAATGGTTATCTTTCAATAAAAACCACACAAAGAAAATTTTTCAATGACGGATTTATCGGGACTGGAGTTGACACAGGAGTATCTTTTCCTGAGTTAGAAAAAATAGCGTTTGCCTATGGAATTAAATATGTTCGTGCATCCGAGATGGAAAATTTGGCGAACAACATAAAACAATGTCTAGATCACGACGGTCCAGTTATATGTGAAGTGATATGTAAAGAATGGGACGAAGTTTTGCCCACTATAGCAAGTAAAAAATTAGAAGATGGTAGAATGTTTTCAAAACCACTTGAAGACATGTATCCATTTTTACCAAGAACAGAGTTCTTAGAAAACATGATTGTTGAACCCCTAAAGGAGATTTGATATGCCTGCCGATAGTAAAACTAAGAAAACTATTTTAACTCTCAATAACAATAAAAAGAATAATGAACCAACAGTTCTAGTTACCGCTTACGATTACCCTCAAGCTAGAATTGCTGATATGGCTGGAGTAGACTGCATACTAATTGGTGATTCTTTAGGAATGACAACTCTTGGTCATAAGACTACAATTCCTGTTAGTATGGAAAACATGATTTCTTCTTCAGAGGCAGTTTGTAGGGGAGCAAAAAACGCATTGATAATTGGTGATATGCCCTACATGTCATATCAACCATCCGATCAGATCGCAGTTGAAAACGCAGGTAAATTTATTGTTGCTGGATGCGATATGGTCAAGGTGGAGGGCGCCATGACAGACAGAATTAAGGCCATTTGTGATTCAGGTATTATGGTAATGAGTCATCTAGGACTTACTCCACATACCAGAGCGAAACTTGGTGGATATAAGGTTCAGGGTAAAACTGCGCAACAAGCTGAAATTGTTCTTAAGCAAGCGTTAGAACTACAAAAAGCAGGATGTTCTGCTCTCCTTCTCGAAGCTATGCCTAAAGAACCTGCTGGAATTATCGCCAAAGAACTAGACATTCCTGTTTATGGAATTGGTGCCGGTGATGAAGTCGATGGTCAACTAGTTATTTTCCACGACTTAATGGGTCTTTTTTGGGAATTTAAATCTAAGTTTGTTAAGAGATATTGTGAGGCGGGTCAAATTATGGCCAGCGCGCTGACAGATTATGTCAATGAGGTGCGAAGCAGACAGTTCCCAGCAGAGGAAAATTTCTATGAAATTAAAGAAGATGAACTAGAAAAACTGTTAGGTGATTCTAAGTGGAAATATGAGACTGATCAAGGGTTTCCAACAAATCATTCCGCGACCCCCAACACAGTTACGAATAAATCTGGATGAGTTTTGAATATACTAATAACAGGTGGTAATGGTTACATAGCAAAAAGTTTATTCGAATCTTTAAAAGATGATTACGATGTTACTGCTATTACAAGAAAAGACTTCGATTTATGTAATAAAGAATTAACAAAGAGTTGGTTCAAGAACAAAAATTTTGAAGTCGTAATTCATACCGCAATCGTTGGGGGCAGTAGACTTGTCCCCGACGATTATGATATAGTTTATAAAAATTTAAGTATGTACCACAATCTTCTTGATGAAAAGGATAAATTTAAAAAGTTTATTTCTTTTGGTTCTGGTGCGGAAATTTTTAGTCCAAATACCCCGTATGGAATAAGTAAAAAAATAATAGCAGAATCGATTTCGAAGATCGATAATTTTTACAATATGAGAATATTTGGTATTTTTGATGAAAATGAATTGGATAGAAGATTTATAAAGTCAAATTTAAAAAAATACATTAAAAATGAAAGCATGGTAATTCACTCCAATAAAGTGATGGACTTTTTCTACATGAGAGATTTCATATCTCTGGTTAGGTATTACATAGAAAGTTCCCAGCCTCCCAAAGAAATTGATTGTTGTTATGAAGAAAAATATACCTTATATGGATTAGCGAATATCATAAACGGGATGGGTGACTATAAAGTACCAATTGTTAGAAATAATTCTGCCGACAACGTTGAATTTTATTGCGGTAGGGGTGAAATACCCATAAGAACCGTTGGTGTGGTTGAGGGAATCAGAGATACATATAATGAACTAAAAAAACAGGAATCTTTATTATGAAACCAACGATTACTTTGTGCATGATTGTAAAAGATGAAACTCATGTTATCGAAAGATGCTTGAGGTCAGTCGCTCCGTCAATTGATCGGTATGAT